GATCGAGTGACAATAAAATCAAGATACGTTCCAAGGTTATCTTCTACATAAGAAGATGCTCTGTCGTAAAATTTAGCAGACGTATCAATCTCTGTATAAGCATCGACCGTTGCTTTGTTTGACTCTGTGATATTAGCGTCTGCAATAACTGGCTGAATAGCTTCAGCAGCCACAATCCTGTTGCCTTGAAATTGTATGTCAAAAAGGCTGTATCCGTATTTGTAGCCCTTGAATGTAATTTTGTGGCCTGACTCGGTGCGGTCGTCAACTGCTGGTGCTGCTCCTGCGCCTGCGCTTGAATTTCGATTATAGAACGCTGATTCTAATACTCGGCTTGTAAAATCTCCGTTTGCGTCAGTTGTTGCAGTGTACTCTCGGTAGCTGTTATACGTTTGGCCCCACTCGGTTGCAGTTGTTACGCCCCTGTTTCCGTTATCAATGTCCTTCCAATATAATTTAACGCCTTGTAAACCAGAACCATTAAACAAAATTTTACCGTTACAATTTCGGTAAAACTCCGCTTGGCCGTATCGAGTAACTGTGCCATAATTTGATCTTAGCCCTAAAAACATTGGAGAACTTGTATCCCAGCTAGCGCAGTCATCAAAATGTGATAAATTTGTGCGGCATTGTGCAATTCTGTCCTGCAATCGTTCAAAATTAGATACTGTTGCAAATGGTACAGGCGCTAAAGTTGAGGATCTATTGTCTGGTGAAATACCACCTGTACTGACAATTCCTGATAAATTTACAGTAGTAAATGCCCCTAAAATGTTTACCGCGCTATTATCAAAAGCCAATGACCCAGTGAGCGTTTTCTTTAGTCCTATAATGTCTGAGGTACTACCCGTCTTAAATATAATCGTATTGCCTTGTTGTATAGTATGATCGCCCAGTCTGCTGATAAATACACCGTCTCTAATTTTAATTGTACCACCATTTTCGATGTTAATACCTGAACCTGTTTCAACCTCGCAACCGTACCAATTAAGAGTACCATATACATCAACTATAGCTCCCCAAGGTCTGTTACTACCACCTAATATATTCAACGATCTGCCGCTTGTGTATTGCGTGCCATAGGTGTAAGTAAGCTCTTTGCCTAAATCAAGCGTGCCATTTACCACGATGCCGCTACCACCCAATCGGTTAGTTTCTAATTCGCAATAACGTGGGTCAATAAAGCAAGTACCATCAAATTTAATTCGAGTACTGCTATTTATGCTGTAGACAGTACGTTCGCCTACTGTATTAGTGGTAACTCCCGTCAAACCAGACAATCCAGCAAGTTGGTCATTGCCAGTTTCTGTGCCTGTTTGTGTTATAACCCCAGATGAGTAGGAGAAAGACAACTAGCCCACCTCCCTAGCCACAACAACATAATTAGCATTCCAATACATGTAATCGCCATTAGGCAACTTCTTAGATTGCTCAACATCGAACACAATATCTTCTGTGACAGGAAACTTAAATCCCTTCATCAGAGGATCTGGTAGCTCGAACTCTGTTCCGACCCACTGACCATCTGTAGTCTTTATCGCTTTAAGTTTCATTTATGTTATTTTACTCATCATAAGGCATCTGACTAATTACTCGCCTTCTTTCAAAAATATAACCCTACAACGACAATTAACCCTCTGAGCTGGACTTAAACCCCTATAACGAGGATAAGGAGCCCTTTCAGTTCTCTTGCCATACAAAACAAAGTTCTTATTTGCGTCAACCGTTTGACCTTCTGCATGTTGATGCGAGTCTCTTACCCTGCTATCTCTATGAGTTACCCAGACTTTACGAGTGTCTTTATCATAGACTTTCTTGCTCAATTTGTCTCGACCTTCAGCAGTAACCGAACCGATTTCAACTTCGCTAATTATCTGAGCCCTTCGCCCGTTCTTGCCTATTTTCTTAGCTAATTTATCTTGAATCTCTGCATCGCTAACTTTATCTTCATGACCCTTCTTGATGACCTTATCCATTTGGCGTTTAGTGCTCTCGCTTATTTGCTTTGATGCACGTTGAGCTTGTTTCTTAAAGTTACGCTCTAGCTCTCGCCTGACTTGTTCCACCTTAGCTTTATCGTTTGGATAGTTTTCCTTGAGTAGCTTCTCAGTGTTCTTGATGGTGCGTTTATACATCTTCTCAATAGTCTCAGCTAGTCTTGATTCAGCGCCTTCTATCGTTATTTCAGCATTACGTTGACCACCAATTCTATAAGCACTCAATGCATCCTTAGCAATTGAGTTTAATTCCTTTCTGATTTGTGGCATTGAAGTATGTTCAAGCCTTCGCTCCATTCGATCAATTTGATTGATTTCACGAAGTTGACGTCTTCTATTCCTCGCCTGTATCCGCTTCGCCATCGTCTACCATAACTTCATCTAAAGGGATATCATTAGGCTGAATAAATAACGAATTAGCCTCTTCTTCTTCTCGTTCTTCATAACCCAATAGAGCTCGCTTCTCGTTAATAGTCAGAACGTCAGTGGATAATAACTCCGCTCGCTTCTCACGCCTTAAAGGTTCAAGAGCCAGTATCTCTTCAGGTTCATAACAGATCTTAACATTATCCCCATACTCAGGAGCTAACCATCTTTGCAGTTCAGAGATATAAAGATCTAGCTTAGGTAGCACCGCTTGAGTATATAGCGCAAGTTTAGCCTCTTCATAATTCGCATAAGTTTGACTTCCTTCAATTCCCAAGAGTTGAGTTGGAACTCTATAGACAGAAGCTATCTCTTGAGATAACATCTTAGACCCTTGTAACCAATCCATATCTGAAGGGCTCATTGCTAATTGTTGCCACTTCAAATCACCACTAAGCACCATAACTTCGTGGGCTCCGTTAGCGCCTTGCTGTTTTCGTTTAATGCTTTCTTGGATTGTTTTCTTATTAGTTGGGTCAATTGACTCGCCACTAATAACACCTGAAGGCTTGGCATTATTCTTTAGCGTATTGTATCGCCATTTACTAGCGGCATTAGCTTGATCGACTTCAGAAGCGCCCGCTTTAATCGGAGCCATACCCATGCTTGGATTCTCTGGATCTGGGTTGAATGTTCTCCAGTGCAACATGTCACAAGTGCCCGTTATTTGATCGACTGGCCATGATTTTTGATTAGCTGTACCCTTTCCAAAAGTGTACATGGATGGCATAAATTGGCCTTTAGCTCTTCCCACGCTCATTTCATAAGGTTGCCAGTTCCAAAGCTCCTGAACAGCCTCAAGCCCTTTAACCTTTTCGGCAAAGTTATTGCCCGTTAATAGCATCCACGAACAAGCCGCAGTTCTAAACTCAACCCCGCCTTCATCTGGGTTAGGTCGATCTAAAAGTTTTTTAAGTGGATGATCCTCTACAACTTCGTCATTAACTTTGACGTGCAGAGGAATCGCACCAAAAGCATCAGCAACTAAACTGATACAAGCATAAAGTGTGGAGTTCCCCGCATATCCCTCTCTAGCATAAGCCTTCAAGTCTTGGCTAGCATACTCGTGCTCTTTATTGAAGAGATGTTGCCCTAGACTTTGCTTTAGTTCTGGTAAGTTTTTAGGTTTGAAGGGATTCCACATTAGCATATTCTAAACCGTATAAGTCTTTAGCCAAATAAAGGTTAAAATGGCCCATAAAAAAAGATCCAGCGCATAAAAGCAACCGGATCTCTTTTCCTAAATCTTGCAGGACATAGGGAGAAGGGATGCTAACAGAGCTTAAAAGAAGTCAACACTGATCAAAAAAAAAGATCCAGCGCACAAAGCAACCAGATCTATTTTCCTAAGTTTTAGCGGGCCTAGGGAAGAGGGATTTTAACAGAGCTTAAAAGAAGTCAACACTAACGGTTTTCTTTTTCTCTATAGCTAAATCAAATAAAGCCCAGACTAGAGCGTCGAGCCTATTAGGGGAAACTTGCCCCTTCTCGCCTGTGTAGTTCGACATTTCAAACTCTAACTCCTTGAAGACCCCGACATGATGAACGCGCCCTTGTTCATAAAGTGCGCTTACAGGTTCAGCTCTTATTATTTTACCTCTTGAAGCCCTCACTTGAGTCACGGGAATATCTTGGTCGACGTTCCGCATGATATCCTCGACCATTTGCCCGCCATTGTTGACCTCGGCAACTATTCGATCCGCTTCATATTCCTTATAAATCCCGACCGCTGTTTTGGCCCAAGCAGTCGGGGAAAGGACGGCGCTCACATCTCTCAAGATATAAATGTGGTCATCGTGGGAAATGCCCGCCACAATAATTCCGCATTCGTCCTGCTTGCCTGTATCAGAAACAGAAGGGTCGACACCTACAACAATCCTCTTGAGAAGCGGAGCCTCTCGAACTCGGTAAGGGGCTACCATGGTTGAAAGCTTCCATAGTGCCAGTTCATTTTCCTTAATTGGTAGACCTAAATAAATATGGTCATATCTGGGCGGGTTAACTGTCTTTAAGCGCTCGGCCTTCTTAATGAATGACGGGTGAAGGTTATCTAAATTATCATTGTAGGTCGTGTAAATGTAAAGGACATCATCAACCACGCCGTTGAAGGTAATATCCACGCCCATATCTCGAAAGAACCGATTGAATATAAAGCTATCCTCGTTCGATGGGTTCCAAGTCAATATCGTTCTGAGTTCAGCCCCTTTCTTTCTAATACTATCATCAATTTTATCAAACGTGTTAGCCTCTGTGTCTGTCCCATCTTCAACCAGTTCTTCAGCCTCTTCCATGCTCCAAGTAGTTAGGCCTTCGATTGACTTCAAGGATGCAGTCTGAACCCCTGAGCTAGTTTTAAGGCCCATGAAATAAAGCTGGGAATTACTCGTCTCATTCGTGTATGTTCGGCCGTTCAGGCTAAAATGACCCTCTAAACCCTCGGCCTCAATCTTACCTGTAAACTCTGGGATAATAGATTTCTCGGCGCTCGTCATGGTGTAACGAGTAACGGCAATCTTTTGGTCTGGCTGATAAGTTAAGTCTCTAAGGAAAGTCTGAACCGTGAAAGACTTAGCAGACCCACGACCGCCTGAGATTATCGCGTACCGATAAGACTCAGACCATAAAGGGGCGTACTTTTCACTAAATATCAAGTCTTGATAAAGGTGTGCATCGGTAGGTTGATTTTATCACCTTTGCTTGTAACGTCGGCACTAACTTCTTGTTTGTCACTGTAACCATGTTTGGTCAACAGCATCTTAGAAATAGCGGGATTGAACTCACCGCCAAGGCTCCCATTGATAAGAGTTTTCTCTTGTTTCCCCTTCACAGCTTCAAAGATGTTAGAAAACTGAGCCTTATTTTCTTCCTTTGCCCACTGGTGAAGAGTCTCACGTCTAACCCCAAGATGAAGCGCAAGACCTGCAATTTGAGGTATTAAGTCACCATAATTCGAGTAGTTCTCTAGATAATCTAAAGACTTCTTGATTATATCATCACTATATTTAGTCGGCCTACTCATACCCTAATTGTAAAAACAGACCTAAAATTGCAAGCGGACAAGGTAGAACCCTTATGCCTTGTCCGCTTTTGTCGTCGCAAGTAATTTTTTATTTAATTGCGAATAAAACTAGCAAGCAAAAATCAAATTTGCTTGCAACGACAAAAGGCGGGGCTCACTCGCTGACCTCCTTAATAATATCTTCAATATCCTCTTCACTCAAACTACTATTTATCTTTGAAGTATCAACTATAGAATTTACTATCCCTATAGTCTTCTTTAGCTCTTCCTTCAGCTCCTCGTTTTCTTTCT